GTATGGGCTGGAGTCTCTAATCTTCATGGAAGAGAATATTTTGATGCTGCAGCTATTCAAATGGAAAATACAGTTAAATTCACTATTAGGTATCTTCCAGGCATTGACACAGCTATGAGAATTAAGTTTAAGGATAAAAATTATAATATTACATCCATAGATAATATCAAATACAGAAATAGGTTTATGGAAATAAAAGCTATGGAGGTTGATTTAAGTGGCTAATATGAAACTTGAAGGAATGGATAACTTACTATCTGAAATAGAAAGACTGGGGCAAAAAGGAGCAAGAATTGAGAACAAGGCCCTAAGAGAAGCTGGAGATGTGGTTAAAGAAGCAATTTTAAGTGAAGTACCTGTTCGAACTGGAACCCTAAAGGCTAGTATCACTAGGTCTAATGTTAAGACAAAAGATGGGGTAAAAAGAGTTGAAATAGGTCCTGGTAAAGATGGCTACTATGGGGCTTTCTTAGAATTTGGTACTTCCAAAATGTCAGCAGATCCTTTTATGTCCAGAGGCTATGATAAATCTAAAGATAGTGCTGAAAGTAAAATTGCAGATGAAATTAAAAAAGGACTGGGCCTATGATAAACAGTGAAATTAAATCCACCTTAGATAATATAGCTATCCCAGTATCCTTTCAAACATCAAAGTCTGAAAAATATCCTTATATCACCTTTTTCACATATTTAGATAGTCCTACTCTCTACTCTGATGACAGGGAGATTATTACAGGATATTTTATTCAAATAGATATATGGTCTAAAACAGACTATACTAGTTTGGCAAGAGAAGTCGAGGAAAATATGCTGGCAGCTAATTTTATTAAACTAAGATATTTTGATTTATACGAAAAAGACACTAAAGTCTATCATAAAGTAATGAGATTTTTAAAGGAGGTTGAAAAATGAGTCAATATGGATTAAAAGATATACACTTTGCAATACTTGAAAGAGATACTAAATCTGAAATTTTCTACTATGATGTTGAAGAAATTCCAGGAGCTATTAATGCCAAAATTAATCCTAATGTTAATACTCAAGAATTATATGCAGATGACCAGTTATGGGAGTCTATTTCTGCCCTTGGTAAAATTGAAGTTGAAATAGAAACAGCTGATTTGCCACTTCCAACTAGGGCTAGGGTTCTTGGAAATAAATATGAAAATGGTATTTTAGTTGAGAATAAGGATGACATCCCTCCCTATCTTGCTCTAGGTTTTAAGTCTCTAAGAAAGGGTGGAAAATATAGATATATTTGGCTGCTTAAAGGTGTGGCACAACCTATGGGTGAAGACTTTACTACAAAGAAAGATAATGTAGAGCATAAAACTCCTGTTATTAGATTCACCTTTATGCCAAGAACTTATGATGGGGATTGGAAAAGAACTGCAGATGAAGATAGTTTAGACTTTACAGGAGCAGATTCATGGTTTAGTGAGGTTCCAATTGATAGCCCTCCCCTCTCCCCTGCTGACAAATCAGAACTTTTATCAGCAATAGGAATTGCACAAGGGGTGTTGCAAACAGCAACTATTGGAACTGGAATTGGAGAATATCCAGAAACCGACTATCTAATCTTTAGTAATGCTATAGATGATGCACAGGTAATATCAAATAATAATAAGGCTACTCAAAGAGATGTTGATAAGGCTAAGGTAAATTTATCCCTTGCCCTTCTTACCTTCCAGGGTGCAAAAATACTTGAGTAAAAGGAGATTTTTATGGAGATTAAACTTTTAATAGATGATAAAGAAAAAACATTTGTGTCTAACTTTATATCTGCAAGATTGCTAAGGAGAACCCTTGAAATATCAAAACAAGTAAACTTTAATGATATGAGTCCAGAAGAATTAGACACTATGGTTGATTTTATTGTAGAAATATTCAAAAGCAAGTTTACCCGTGATGATGTATATGATGGTATAGCTTCTAAAGAATTAATACCTACCATTACAAAATGTATCAATGAAATTGTAGGTGAAGTAGCTATTGCTACTGGTGTAGATGAAAAAAACGACTAGAAGGTAATGCTGTTGATCCAGAAGAATTTATAGACAGTATTTACCTGAGTTTACTTGAAAGTAACTGGACCCTTAATGATATAGATATTATGGACATAATCTACTATCTAAAGCTATTAGGTAAGAAAGCAGAAAACAATAAAAACTATATTGATGACATTTTATAGCACCTAAATATTAGGTGTATTTTTTATGCCTGGAGGTGATAAATTGGCAAGGGAAATAGGAAGTTTAAATGTAAAAATAGGTTTAGATAGTAGTGGTTTTCAAAATGGCATAGCAAGTTTAAACCGTGAAATGAGAGTTTTGGATTCACAATTCAAAGCATCTACTGCTGCCCTTGGAGACCATGGAAAAGGTCTTGATGGGTTAAAATTAAAATCAAATAGTTTAACTAAGCAAACAGACATACAAAAACAAAGAGTTGAAGCCTTAGAGGCAGCCCATAAAAAATCAGTAGAGTCTAAAGGGCAAGATGCAAAGGCAACTCAAGATTTAGAAATTAAGCTTAATAACGCCAAAGCTAAACTAAGTGAAATGGAAAGTGATTTAAAGAAGGTTAACAAAGAAATAGAAATTCAATCTTCTACTTGGTATAAGTTAGGTCAAACATTGGAACCTATAGGAAATAAAATGCAGGATATTGGTAAAGGAATGCAAAATGTAGGTAAAGACTTAACTAAGACTGTAACCTTGCCAATTGCAGGAATTGGAACTGCTGCTATAAAGATAGGTATGGACTTTGAACAATCCATGAGTAAGGTAAAGGCCATGTCAGGAGCTACAAATGAAGAAATGGTACTACTTGAAAAAGCTGCAAGGGATGCAGGGGCTACAACATCAAAATCTGCAAAAGATGCAGCTGATGCTCTTGGATATATGGCTCTTGCTGGATGGGATACAACTACTTCAATGGATGCATTAATGCCTGTACTTCGTCTATCCGAAGCAGGAAATATTGATTTAGCAAAAGCGAGTTCTTTAGTTACAGATTCCATGTCTGCTATGGGACTTACTACACAGGAACTTCCTGGATATTTAGATATTGTGTCTCAAACAGCAAGGTCTAGTAATACAGATATAGACCAAATGGCTGAGGCATATTTAAAGGTTGGGGGTACTTTAAGAGGATTAAATATTCCACTTGAAGAGTCCGCCCTAGCTTTAGGCTTTCTTGCAAATGCTGGTATTAAAGGTTCTGAAGCTGGGACTGCCCTTAATGCAGTAATGACAAATTTAACTGCACCAACAGGCAGAGCAAAAACAGCCTTAGATGAATTAGGCTTTACTGCCTTTGATAGTGAAGGGAATTTTAAAGGTTTAGAAAATGTCTTATTTGATTTAAAGGATAAGTTAGCAGGAATGACCGAAGAGCAAAGAAACACCTATCTTGCCATGATTGGTGGAAAGGAACATGTTAAGGATTTAAATGCCCTTATAAATGGACTAGATGATAGTTATGATGGCCTAAAAGAAAGTATATCTGGCGCAGATGGAGCCTTAGAAGATGTAGCAAAAACTATGCAAGATAATAACAAGGGATCAATAACTGAACTTAAATCTGCTTTAGAGGAATTAGGACTTAAAATATATGATGTGTTGAAACCATCAATCGGAGCTATTATAGAATCTATTCAAGGATTCGTTGACAAACTTAATAGCCTCTCCCCTGCTCAACAAGAAACTATAGTTAAAATTGGACTACTTGTAGCTGCCATAGGACCTGCCCTTTTAATCTTTGGAAAGATAATTACTGTAGTCGGTAGTGCTATTACTGCCTTTTCTACTATATCAACAGCTGTTGCGGGAGCTGGTGGTGCCATGGCACTTTTGACTGGACCTATTGGAATTGCTATAGCAGCTATAGGAGCAATTATTGTCATTGGGGTAACCCTTTATAAGAACTGGGATACCATAAAAGAAAAAGCTGGAGAGTTAAAAGACTCCATCTCTGAAAAGTGGAACAATATCAAAGAAAATACATCTGAGGCCTGGGAGAATGTTAAGTCTAGTGTCAGTGAAAAATGGGATATCATTAAAACTAACACCAGTGAAAGTCTTTCAAATATTAAAACTGGAGTTTCAGAAGGTTGGAATAGTGTTAAGACCAATACTTCTGAAAGCTGGGATGCTATTAAAACTAATACATCTGAAGCCTGGAATAATGTAAAAGCTACCATCTCAGATAGGTGGTCCAATATTAAGTCTAATACTTCAGAGACTTTAAATAATATTAAATCAAATGTGTCTGAGAAATGGGACAATATAAAATCTAAGACTTCTGATACTTGGGAGATTTTAAAGAATAACACTTCCACTGCTTGGGGCTTTATTAAAGGAAAAATTGATGAGCATGGCGGAGGAATTAAGGGTATCCTTGGAACTTATATGGATGGCTATAAGTTTGCCTGGGAAACTGGGCTAAATGCTATGGACAAAATAACAGGTGGTAAGTTTTCAGCTATGGCAGGAAAAGTTAAAGATGCTTTTAATAAGATAAAAGATGGAATTCAAAGTGGACTTGATAAAATTAGAGACTGGAATAATCAAAGAGTAGAAAACAAAGAGGCTACCTTTACTACAAGGGTAAGAGAAGTGTTTGAGACTGTAGGAAACAAGATAAAAAATATAGGTAAAAATGCCCAAGGTACAGATTATTGGAGAGGTGGCCTTACTTGGGTTGGGGAAAAAGGGCCAGAACTTATAGAACTCCCAAGGGGGTCAAAAGTCTTTTCTAATGAAAAATCAATGGATATGATAAGTAAAAATAAAGGAAATTCAAGTTCGAATAATACTAGTCTCACAATTCAAATTGAAAACTTTAATAATAGTACAGGTAAGGATATAGAACAGCTTGCATATGAACTAGAATTCTATAGACAAAGGGTTGCTATGGGGAGAGGTGGTGCTTAATGATTAGCTTTAACTTTGCAGAGAAAAACAGTTATAAAAATTTTGGGATAATTATATCCAAAAGACCAAACCTTCCATCACCCAAAAGAAGAGTATCCTATATTGATATACCAGGAAGGGATTCAAGTTTAACCTATGATGAAAGAACCTACGAG